TTGCGTGTTCTATCTTGGAAAGTTTTGCCGCTCGATTGCGTTTCGCTTGTGCAACAGAGCGTATGTTAATCTTCTCAATTTCCGGTACAATAATATCGTAATCAGCATCGTCCGGAGTAGTATAACTGCTGTATGTATTCTTTGATTTGTGTATTTCTTCTAAAATATCTTTGTTTCTAAGGTAAACCGTTTTTTTGTTGTTCATGTAAGCTCCAATATACTATTTATTATAATACACGCATATTAAAAAGTCAAATAAATAATAAGGTATACAGGAACTTTTTTTATGGCAACAATACCATTTGGTGGAATATTATCAGGTAGCATCGCGGCGCCGCTAGTCGCGTTTAGTGGTGTGGGTGAAGATTGGAGAACAAGATTAACAATCAACACTGACCTCTTAGGAGGACCAGTGCTAAGTCCATTGGCAGCCGGAAAGGGAATTATTTTTCCCTACACTCCGACATTGTTTGTCCAACACAACGCAGCTTATGGCGCGGCCGGACTTACTCATACAAACTATGATCATCCTACATTTGAAAGTCATCAAATTGGCTCAATACAAATTACAGGACAGTTTACAGCAAATAGTTCTGCTGAAGCAGATTATTTAAGAGGAGTGTTACACTTTTTAAGAACTGTAACAAAGATGTTTTTTGGGCAAGATGCGGAGCCTGTAGCAGGCACGCCGCCACCTGTATTAAGATTAAATGCATCTGGAGATTACGTATTTTCAAATGTGCCTGTTGTAGTAGAATCATTTTCAATGGAACTTCCAAGTAGTGTTGATTATATTAGAACTTCTGATGGTAAAACAATGATGCCAACAAGCACTACGATTACTATAACAGCAAAGCCAACATATTCAAGAAAAGCAACATCCAAACGTTTTGGACTGAAAAAATTCGCATCTGGTGGATTATTAGGAAGTGATAGTGAAGGAGGCTTTATATAAAATGGCAAATACAAGATACAGTTATTTTGCAGATAGTCCTTATTACTTAACGCCCACTGTAAACAGTAGATTAGGCATAATGAGAAAGAGATCCTTTCCATTCGAAAACGACGATTTAGAATATCAAATTGAAGAGAGTTATAATAATCGCCCTGATTTATTAGCACATGACATTTATAACAATGCTAACCTGTGGTGGGTATTTGCAGTGAGAAACCCAGATACTCTAATTGACCCAGTATATGATTTTATTACGGGTGTAACTATATTTGTACCAAAAATAACAACTCTTCAAAAATCATTGGAGTTATAATATCATGTCAGGTGATCCAAACCTACAAATAGATCCTAGCAAGCCCGTTCCAGCACCTGATAATATTTTACATCAGTTTACGAACTACACTTATAAAATTAGTTTGTTAAGTTTTAAAACTGTCCAAATGTATAACGATTTAGCAGAGAGGGGCACTTGGGAATGGTGCCACGGAAATATTCCTTCTATATGTAATACATTAATATCTTCCGGAGGAATTGCAGACAGCGCCACAGAGTTTTTGCCGGCCCGCCATCCAGCCTTTGGATTGGATTTTTACATAGATTCTATGTCGGTATCAGGAATAATGGGTATGAATTCCACCAGTCGTGCAACCAACGTAATGGATATGAACATGGCCATTGTAGAGCCAACAGGCACTACGTTGTTGGAAAGACTCCACGAAGTACTAACCGAAGACGGACCAAATTGGGCTTCGAAGCCGCTACTAATTCAAATTGATTTTCTTGGATACGATGACGGAGGCCAGCCGGTTAGAATTAAACCCGCTACTCGATGGATCCCTGTCAGATTAATAAGTTTAGATTTTAATATTACGTCAGTCGGTACTAGTTATTCAGTTGAGTTTATCGCAATGTCTGTGTTAGAAGGAAACGCCAATCCATTGACCCAAGCACTTAATTTAAAACAAGTTAAAGGAAAAACACTTCAAGACTTTTGTGCAGTTATTGAGAAAGAATTTAATAGAGAGCAAGTGGAAAGATCAACAGACAAAATAGGTGCAGGACTAAAACCAAATTCTGCCGGAACTGTTGTTGCACCGAAAACACAGGAATTTCCTGATGAAATTGAATTTAGATTGGGGTCAGGTGGAGGGCCAATTGCTGAAAAACTAAAAAATGCAAAAATAGAACCAAATGTTGCTAAACAAACTCAACTGAGGGCAACTCCCATTAAGGTTGCCCCTGGCGAGAGAGGTCGTTCTACACCACCAGATAAAAAATACAAATATAATAGAAGCATAAGGTATTTTGGTGACGAAGATCGAGGCGACTATAAGGTCGAGATAACAGCACCTGGGCAATCCATGTTAGCATTTCTTGAAAAAGTAATACGTGATAGTACGTACATTACTGATCAACTAGAAGATAACACTACGCTTGACAAGATGAAGGATGCTAAGTCAGTACTGAAAAATCCAGAAAACGGCCTAAATTGGTGGAAAATTACGTATGTTAAGACATTAAAAGATTACGATAAAATACGCAACAAGTATGCTAGAAAAACAATTATACAAATAGATCCCTATAAAGTAGTTGATCCTGAGGTTACTGGCGGAAAATCTAAGCCTGGAGAAAACGGCCTTCGTAGTCCTGCTAGAAGTTATAGTTATATCTACACTGGACAAAACTTAGATATAAGAAACTTAGATTTGACCTTCAACAATTCTTTCATAATGGCAATGTCAGGTATTGGAACATCAAACGAAGGTTCTGAAAATCCTATTATTAAAGAAACTGACGCAAATGTGTCACCTGAATCAGCAAATCAGCAAGATGGAGCGGCTACGGTTAGTGGCGAACAAGGCATTAAACCAGAAAATAACAAATTTAATGTAGATGAACACGCAAACCAAAAGCAAAGAACTGGCGCCACATTGATGGAAAATCTATACAGAACTCCTGGCTCTGATATGATGACTATTAGTTTAGAGATTGTTGGAGATCCTGGTTATATACAACAAGACGGTATTCTAACAATGGCTACTCCTAATAAAACAGGAGCCCAAGGCGGCACCGAAGGACATGATCCAGCAAACGGAGCAATTCTTAGTGATCTTGACGATTCGCATTTTTACTTAGTGTTCAAGACTCCAAGAGATTATGATGAATCAACTGGACTAGCAAACTTTGCTGAGAGCGATGGCGGTAGCACATTGTCAGGTTACTATAGAATTTGGGAAATAAACAGCACTTTCCAAGGCGGTGAATTTACACAATCTGTTGAGGCTACAAGAATTTATAATCAATGGCGCGAAAACATAGACAACCCTGAGAAACCAGGTCAAGATTTAATGTCGGCTGACGAAGCGGCAAATTATGATTTTGAAGATGCTAAAGCGGCGGCCGCATCAGCAACAACAATTTCACCCGGAAGTGAAGCGGCCGTCGATAGCGCCGCCGGCGAATTTGACGGGACACCAGTGCAATCATTAGCCAGCCAAGAAGAACAAAAAGAACGCGAACTTGCATTAGAAGCCGCTGACAGAGAATGGGCTGGTGAGTTTGACTCAGTTACTGGGCCAGTAACCGAAACAGCATCAAATAGAAACAGTGTAAATCCTCATGCGGACTTTAACACACAGGCAATACAATCTTCTTCTCAAACCGCACAAGAGTTTAGAGCGGCTGAAGCAAGATCATTTCAGTTAAATTCTTTAAACACAACATCACAGTCATCAGGCACTGCGGCATCAGTAATTTCCAATACTCCACGAGGAATTACTTCTATGCGTCCTAATCCAGGAGACGCATCGGGATCTTTTACATTTAATGCAAGTCCTGCTATTGAGAGTTATAGATCACCACCTTCATTTGTAACTAGTACAGGAGGCACTGTATTGACTGAGCCGACTGGACAACCGCTTGGTGTAGTTGGATTGAATCCGATTATTAACACAAGCAGTTATACAACACAAGATCAAGCTGCCATAGCAACTAATAACAATACTGAACGCAGTGCGAGAAGAGATGTTATTGTTAACATCTCCGCAGGTGCGGCGGCCGCGGCCGCGGCTGCTTGGGCGGTCGGAAATTCAGCAAGCGAGAGTAGTAAGATTATACACGGTAAAAATGGAAACGGCTATAATAGTTGGAAAGATCATGGATATTTGATAGATATACTTCCAGTAAACCCTCTAACAGGACAATAAAACTTTAAATAACAATGGAAAAACACAATGCCTCAAGCAAATCATCCTAAAAAGCCTACTGTAGGATTACCTACTGATGGACGCGATTATACCGCGAAAACAGACCCGGGTCCTTATATAGGTATTGTCAAAGGATATGGCGATGACAGCGGTATGAATCGTATCGCGGTTTATATTCCTGCATTAGCACAACAGCGTAAATCCAAAGAATCAGGTTACGACAAGACAGAGTATGAATCTAATACTATACTTTGCTCATTAGCATTGCCTTTTTACGGAAGAACTAATGCATTAGATGATAATTCCGGCATGTATGAAATGACCACCAAATCATATGGTATGACCTTCCCTACACCTGATATTGATACACAGGTTATGGTAGTGTTTGCAGAAGGCAAACTAGCAAGTGGTTATATTATCTCATATATTCCTGACGCATTAATGTTACATATGGTTCCAGGTATTGCCGCATCACCAGCATTTAAAGGCTCAAGTTCTACTAAAGCGGCTGGCATAACTTCACCAAAGTTTGAAGTGCCTGTTGCGGAATATAATAAGTTGAGTACTAAGGCATTTGACAAAACTACTGCTTGGAAAAATGTAGAAAGACCTGTACACCCAATGTTTGATACTTTGCTTATGCAAGGATTAGAAACAGACTATGTTAGAGGACTTACAACTTCTAGTATTCAACGCGAGAGTCCGTCTAACGTTTTTGGTATTTCCACACCTGGGCCATTAGATTATGACTTTGGAACAATTACGCAAGGACTTGTTACTGAGGAAAATAAAGAAGGATATGACTGGCCTTATAACAGAAAAAGCGGACATACGTTTGTTATGGACGACGGCGACGGTAATGGTAATAGCCAGTTAATAAGGTTACGTACAGGTACAGGGCATCAACTTTTACTAAGTGACGATGGCGGCACAGTTTATTTAGGAACTGCAAGCGGGAGTGCTTGGGCTGAGTTGAGAAATGATGGGTCAGTAGATGTGTTTAGTGCTAAAGACGTTAGCGTTCATGCCGAGGGTAATGTTAATATGTTAGCAGATGTTGATGTTAATATACAAGCAGGCGAGGATATTAATTTACTAGCAGGACATAACTTTAAAATAGAAACAAACCCAACAAATGCCCAAGGTAAAGGACATGCCCACTTCTATATAAATGGTAATCTAAAAGCAACATCAGTAGGCACTATGAATTTTAAGTCCACTGACTGGTTTAATATCACTTGTAAGGAAGCAATTAGCGTTACAAGTACAGCATGTATTTTCCTTAAAAGCGGCGGCGGAACAAAGTATCCTATTAAACTCAACACTGAAGCCGGAAATGTTGCTGAAGAAGCAGGTAGAGTTGCTATATATGAAAATAACTGGGTAAACAAAGGAGCATCCAACACGCACGGTGGTAAACGCTATGCTGTTGATGGTAGTTACTCTTATTATACCGCAATGCAACGAGTTCCAATGCACGAACCAGATCCAAGAATTAACCAATCAAAGAAAAAGGAACCTAAAGCAGGAACCACCTCACATATTGCTGATAGTAGTAATTAATCTACGTAAGTTAATAGTAGTATATAATTAAAATAACTAAATATTAGTATGGCGATTACATATAAAGGCTTCAATACTCTGGGCAAAAACTTCTCTAATTCTTACACATTAACTGGTTTTGATATCGCAAAACAAGATCTTATAAACCATTTTAATATAAGAAAAGGTGAAAAGTTACAACTACCTGATTTTGGATCTGTGGTATGGGATATGGTTTACGAGCCCTTGAATGAAACCACAATAGAAACAATAAGACAAGACATACAGGATGTTATTGCTTATGATCCGAGAATAGAAGCAGAAAATATAGTGGTTAAACAATATGAGCATGGGCTATTGATAGAATTAAACCTAAAGTTTATTCCAGACCAAATAATAGAAAATTTGCTAATTGATTTTAACACACAAACAACTACCGCTACACTGAGTACAGCATAATGGCATTAACAACACGACAAAATAACATATACAACGCAGAGGATTGGAAAGTATTATACCAATCCTTTATTAACGCAGACTTTGAAAGTTATGATTTCCAAACATTGCGTAAGTCAATGATTGATTACATCAAAGCATACTATCCTGAAGATTTCAATGACTATATTGAAAGTTCAGAATTTATTGCGTTAATTGACCTTATTTCTTATGTAACACAAAACATTAGTTACAGAGTAGATTTAAACGCTAGAGAAAACTTCCTAGCAACTGCTGAACGCAGAGAAAGTATTTTAAGACTTGCGAGACTCGTAAGTTATAACGCAAAGCGTAGTGTAAACGCAAGCGGAATGTTAAAGTTATCAAGCATCTCTACAACGGAAGATGTTTATGATTCCAATGGAGAGAATTTAGCAAACACTAGAATTGATTGGAATGACATTAACAATGATGATTACGCAGAACAAATTAATTTAGTATTAAATGCGGCAATGGTGAACACACAAAAAGTTGGTAACCCTAATAGTTCTAAAACGTTAAATGGTATTGAGACTCAGGAATACCAAATTAACATAGCAACTGGAACACTTCCAGTGTTTCCATTCCAAGCATCAATTGATGGCGTCAATATTGATTTTGAAATTGTTAGTGCTACTTTTGAAGGTTATGATTATGTTTATGAAAAAGCACCTAGCACTATATCGCCATTTAGTTTTTTATATAGAAGTGACGGCAAAGGTAACGGCAGTGTTAATACTGGCTTCTTTGCTTACTTTAAACAAGGTACTTTAAGAGCATCTGATTTTACTATTGACCAAGCAATTCCTAATAGACAAGTATTAATTAATACTAGTAACGTTAGTCAAAATGATGTTTGGTTATACGAGTTAGATTCTAACAATGACTTATATAGACTATGGACGCAAGTGCCAGCGGTAACAGGGAATAATGTAATTTACAATAGTTTATCAAAAGATATAAGATCATTATACAGTGTTCAATCACGTGAAGCAGATCAAATTTCATATGTGTTTGGCGACGGTATATTTTCTGATATGCCACGCGGTAGTTTTAGATCATACTTTAGACAAGGTAACGGATTGTCATACGACATTAACTCAGACGATATGCAAGGTGTAACGTTAAACATTAGTTACCTAAGCAAATATAATGTTCAACATACATTAACAATGGTGCTTGATCTACAACAGCAAGTTTATAATGCAGCCGAAAGAGAAACTATTGAAGATATTAGAACAAAAGCACCTCAGAGTTATTATACACAAAACAGAATGGTTAACGGCGAAGATTATAATATTTTTCCGGTAACAGCAACAAACGAAATTATTAAAGCGAAGGCAGTTAATAGATCATCAAGTGGCATATCTAGGTATTTGGATGTCATTGATCCTTCAGCAAAGTATTCATCCACGAATGTATTTTGTGAGGATGGAATATTATTCCAAGAATTATTCACTAACAATTTTGATTTTGAGTTTTCTAATGAAATGGATATATTGCGAGTTATTCGCGATACTATTGAACCTATTCTACGTAACGTTAGTAGTAAACAATACTACTATAAAAACTATCCAAGAATAGCAGTAGCTACCACAACTTGGGAACAGTCAACTACAAGCACTAATATCAGCACTGGTTATTTTAAAAACAATATTGGCTCTCCGGTTCCAATTGGATCAGGAGCACCAGACAACAGAGTGTGGTTAACAACAAATTCACTTGTTAAGTTTAATGCACCGGCTGGAAAATACTTTAAGTCAGACGGTAGTTTACATACTGGCGCAGTTGGTGCACCAGGAACATTTAGTTCTATATGGGCAATGGTTAAAAACGTAGTAGGCGATGGTATGAATAGTGGCACCGGAAATTTATCCGACGGCTCTGGGCCAGTAACACTAACAGAGAAGATTGGTGATGGTGCAGAAGTAGTGGAAATTATTCCTCAGTTTGATACGGACTTGACTTCATCAATTGAAACAACAATGCTAAACAAAATCTTTAATCACGAAGAGTTTGGCTTACGCTTTGATTCAACAACTAGAGAATGGTATATTGTATTAGCAGAAAATTTAAATACGACAGATGCATTTAGTTTTAGCTTTGCAGGCGACACTTCCGGACTACGTAAAGACTCAAGTTGGATGATACGTTTTAGTAGTACTGGCGTAATTTATACATCAACATATAGAGGTTTAAAATACAGTTTTGAAAGTGATTTGGAAACAAGATTTTACTTTGACGATTCAGTTAAAATTTATGACTCACGAACTGGACAAACACTAGCAGACCATGTTAATGTATTTAAAATGAATAGCAAGCCTGATTCTAATGACGCATTGGATCAAGATTATATTTGGCAAATTTACGGCTTAGACACAGAGTTTTCAGGAAGCACAAATACACGTAGAGTGTTAGTTACATTTTTAGACAGCGATGACGACGGCATTCCAGATAATCCAGATCAGTTTACTACAGTAGTTGATCCATCAGTTAATCCAAACAATAAATTAGTATTTTTTGAAAAGTTAACTGAGGCAGACGGTGGAGAACAATATAGACTAACTACAAAAGAAGTTAATGTAGACTACGATTTAGAAACAAACTTGCCAACAGACTTATCAATTTTTAGTGATGGAGAAGTTATATACTTAACTCGAGACAAGACGTTTAAAGTAAACAATTCCGCAGATAGTACATTGTTGGATAGCACAGATTATTTGGCATATATTGGTAGAAAAGACTTATACTTCAACTATAAGCATAACTCACCAAGCGACAGAAGAATTAATCCTGGGCTAAGTAATATTATTGATTTGTATATATTAACCCAATCATATAGTAACCAATTTATTCGTTACATAAAAGATAATACTGGTGTTGTTATTAAACCAGAAGAAAGTACTACAACAGAATTGTCTTCACAGTTTAGTAATTTATTAGATTATAAAATGCTGAGTGATGAAATTATTTTCCATCCAGTGAAGTATAAGGTATTGTTTGGAAGTAAAGCAGATAGTAATCTGCAAGCAGAGTTTAAAATTGTAAAAAATCCACAATCTTCTATCACTGACACTGAAATTAAAACAAGGTCAGTGAGTGCTATTAATGAATATTTTGATAGCGTGAATTGGGACTTTGGAGATACATTTTACTTTACAGAATTATCAGCATACATCCACACTGAATTATCACCACACGTTGCAACAGTATTAATTGTTCCAAAGGGTGCTGAACAAACTTTTGGTAGTTTGTTTGAAATCGAGTGTAGTAGTGATGAGATTTTTATAAGTGATGCTAAAGTAGAGAACGTTGAGATTATTGATGCAGTAACTGCGTCTAAGATTAGAGCAAGCGGCACAATTACAACAAGTGCATAGGAAATAATATGGCAATAAGAAAGACTGTTAACCTATTACCTGGACAGTTTCAAACTGATGTTAATAAAAAGTTTTTAAACGCAACATTAGATCAGTTAATGTCTCCAGGGACTTTGGATGTTGTTAATGGTTTCGTTGGAAGACGAGATGTTAACAACTTTAACACAACCGATAGTTATGTAGTTGAAACAACATCTGATAGAAGAAACTATCAGTTAGAACCTGCTATAACAATTAAAAAAGACTCAGCAACGGCAAACTTAGATCAATCTGCTTATGCCTTTGCCGCCACGTACATTGACACAATTAATTCAGTTAAAGTAAAAGGAGGCAGTAGTTATAATCATGACAGATTGTTTTCTAGTGAATACTATGTGTGGACACCCCCTATTGACCAAGACAAAATTTCCAGTTATACAAAATACTTTTGGTTACAGGACGGTCCAGATACTATTGAGATTGATCAAGAAATTAATATAGAATCAGATTTACTAGGCAAAACAACTTTTACTGCTACTAGTGGCACACAATCAGTAGTGTTTTCCTCTGGACTAAAAGTTAAATTTACTAATGCATCCACATATCCATCCTCATACCAAAACAAAGAATACATTGTTGCAAATGTCGGAAAGAGTATTGAATTAATTGAGTGGAGCACTTTGATCACGCCTGAGTCATCAGTTTATTCTCTAACTAAGGATTACATAACTATTAAGCCTGGCGCACTTGATGGCAACCAATGGAGTAACAATAATCGTTGGTTCCATGAAGATATTATTACTAAAACAGCAGAATATAAAAACACAGTTCCTGTATTTGATTCAGCAGTTAGAGCAAAACGTCCTATTCTTGAGTTTGATAAAAACTTAAAACTTTATGATTTTGGTACGGTTAAGTTAACAGATGTTGACTTAGTTGATACTTTATTTACAGATGCGTTTTCTGATTTAGAAGGACGGCCAAGTGCAGGTACTTACATAGACGGAAAGTTGGTTGAAGAAGGACAGTTAATAGTATTTACAAACGATGCAGATCCTTTTGTTAATGGTTTTATATACGAAATACAAATTCTAAGAATTGCTGGCGTAGACACAGTACATTTGGAAAAATCAACTACAATTGCAGCTCCTGCTGAGAATAATACACTTATTGTCAAATACGGCAATAATGCAGGAACACAGTGGTATTATAAAAATGGAAAATGGAATAAAGGACAATTTAAAGCAGGAGTAAACCAAGCGCCATTGTTTGATATGTTTGATGAGACTGGTACTAGTTTCTCGACATACACTGACAGCACGTTCACTGGTTCGCCAGTGTTCAGTTATGCAGTTAATTCTGCAGGCGTCACCGACACAGAACTAGGCTTTGGTTTAACCTATAGAAACTTTAATAACATTGGCGACATTGTTTTCCACGACAATATTATTAGAGATAGTTTTACATATACTACTGATGTTTTAAACAATGTCACTAGTAGTGTAAGAAACGCAAAAGGCTTTTTACACAACTATACTAGTATTTCTGATTATACAGTAGAAAATAACTGGACAAAAGCACCATTTGAGAGTAGACAGTTTGTACAACAAACAATTTCCGTAGGATCTGAATTTCAACAGTTTAAAATTACAACAACTCCAAAAGAAGAAACTAACGCAAAGAATTTAATTGTAAAAGTTAACGGAAAGTTAATGGAGAAAGGAGAAAACTCCTCCACCACAAAAGATTTTTATATTTTAACAACTGATAATGTACAGTATGTCAATTTCACAACAGCCCTTAACACTGGTGACGTACTTGTTATAAAATCCTATACTGACGATACTACTGAAAACTTAGTAGACGGAGAAGTGTATACTATTCCAGTTAACTTGAATAATAACCCGCTTAACAATTTAGACGTAACAACAACATACACCCTTGGACAAATTAGAGACCATATTGGAACTTGTGTTGATAATAGTTTAGAGTTTGAGGGTACATACTTTGGATATAATAATACTAGAGACATTGGCGACATCAGTCTGTTAGGAACAAACATTGTTCAAAACTCTGCTAGTTTAGCAAAAGCAGGGTACATACTAACAAACAACGAATATGACTTTTTCACTTCAATTGACCACGCAGAAGTACAATACAATAGATTTAAGAACTTATTTTTAACTACTGCTGACAACCTCGAGTATGATTCAAATACATCTAGGTTTGTTGATTCTATTTTACAGACAATGTTCGCTGGTAAAAATAATACAATGGCATATCACAATAGTGATATGGTTCCGTTCTCAACAGATACAACAACTTTAACATATACAATTTTTGATATTGATAATAAGAAGTTTGAACTTAATAAAACTTACAACGACACAGTTCCAAGTGAAACTGGTGTATTAATATACAACAATGGTGTTATGCTGGTAAAAGATAGAGATTATACTTTTTCCACAACAACTCCATTTGTCACATTGTCAGACAGTGTAACATTGGTTTCAAACGAAAAACTTGAGATAGTCGAGTATGTTACTACAAGCGGCAACTTTGTGCCGCCCACACCAACCAAGTTGGGCTTGCATCCAAAGTATATTCCAAGTAAGTTTACAGATGACACTTACAAAACACCAATTGACGTTATTCAAGGACACGATGGTTCCATCACGCCAGCATACGGTGATTATAAAGATGATATTTTACTAGAGTTGGAAAAAAGAATTTACAACAATCTTAAAGTTGAGTATAATAATAATTTACTCGATGTCTGTGAGTTGATGAATGGACACACTAGAAAAGTAGTATACACCACTCAAGAGATTAATAATATATTAGGCGCGTACATATCCAAATGGGCTAACCAAAACGGAATAAATTACGTCACAAACTCAACTTATGATGTAAGCGATCCGTTTACTTGGAACTATAGTTTAATAAAGAATAAACTTGATTCGACACAATTATTGCCAGGCCACTGGAGAGGCATTTACAAGTATTTTTATGATACAGACAGACCACATACACGCCCGTGGGAAATGCTTGGATTTACAGATAAGCCATCGTGGTGGGAACTTACTTATGGCCCAGCACCTTACACAAGAGACAACTTAATATTGTGGCAAGACTTAGAGGATGGTGTGATTGCGGCTGGGCCTAAAGCAGGCACATATGACAAATACAAACGCACAGGTTTAGTTGCTAACTATATTCCTACAGATAGTGCTGGTAACTTAATGCATCCTGTAGATGTCGGATTAATTGATAGAATTGATTCGAGTACAAGCGCAGATTGGGCAATAGGTGACGACGGCCCTGCTGAAACAGCATGGAAAAGATCTAGCAGTTATCCGTTCGCGTTACAGAAGTTAATGGCGTTAACAAAGCCAGCAAAATATTTTGAACTAATGTACGATGTGTCCAAAATAACTACAAACCTGGTAGGACATTACGTACACAAAGACACTGGATTACCAATTGTACCTAACGCAGTAAGCACACATGGGTTTGTTAATACAGACAGTACTGTTGAATACACTGCTGGTTATGGTAACTGGATAATTGATTATACAGTTTACTTAGGCGGTAGCACAAAAAAGTTTAATGAGAATCTTAATAGTTTAGGTCTTAATCTTGCTTATAAAATGGCAGGGTTTACAGATAAAGAAAAGTTAAAGATTATACTTGAGCAAATTTCACCAACACGCTCTTCTAATGATGTGTTTATACCACAAGAAGATTATTCCTTCTATCTATTAGAAGGAAAGCCATTAGAAAGAATTAATTACTCAGGTGTGATAGTTGAAAGAACTGAGTCTGGCTACATTATTGATGGTTATTCCGTCAATACTCCTCACTTTAATATTCTAGAAAGTATTACCACCTCAGGAAATAAAAGACAAGTTTCAGTTGGTGGTGTACAACTTGATACTGTTCCTTACGTGCCTAATAATGATTACGCAGCTGGACAAATATTAGAAACAACCTCTGGGTCATATTACATTGTTAATATTCCTTTTTCATCAACAGATGACTTTGAAAATGATAGGCAATATCTAACAAGAACTCAACAAATTCCAACGCAAGGCGGAGTTACTGTAATACGCTATGGAGATTTTAAAAATACTCCAACTAAGGTCCCTTATAGAACGGAATATAAAACTATACAAGATGTTTATGATTTTATTATTGGTTATGGTAGATATTTAGAGTCTACTGGTTTACAATTTGATAATATTAGCGATGATTTTGGACTAGTTGAAGATTGGGATCAGTCAGGAGTTGAATTTTTATACTGGACACAAACAAACTTTGGACCTGGATCAATGCTTACAATGAGTGCTGGCAGTTCAGTTTTAAGGTTTAATTTAAGTAATGCACAAGTTGGAAGTTTAACTAGCGAAATTATTCCGTCATCAGTTATTAACCAAAACAAGCAAAAGATTTTAGTTCAAGATCTATTTTATAAGAGAGAAGATAACACATTTGAATTAAGCACCAGTGACGAAGTAGATGGTATATATGCGTGTGTCTTAAATCCAATACAAACAGAACATTTGTTAATTGTAGAAAATGAAACTGTATTTAATGATGTTATTTGGAACTTGACCACTGGAAGCAGACAAAACAGAATTAAGTTAGTAGGTTATAAGACAAGATTGTGGGACGGAACACAACAATTGCCAGGCTATGTCTTGTTAGATGATAGCGTTGCTGACTGGGATGTTAACAGTAATTATGAACTGGGCGAGATTGTAAGATTTAAAAGTAAATTTTATGTCGCCAACATAAAACATGCTCCGTCAGATTTAACAGAACAAGGAAAGTTTGATTTTAGTAAGTGGAAACTATTAGATAAAGTTAACACTGGTTTGCTTCCTAACTTGGATACAAAGGCAGATCAGTTTAGAGCGTTCTACGAGATTGAAGAAGATGTGCGGAAGTTTAGCACTGAAAAACTTTCTTCTAACCTGATAGGTTACCAAAGTAGAAAATATTTAGAGAACCTTCAGATTGACGAAACTGCTCAAAAGAAATTTTACCAAGGATTTATTAAAGAAAAAGGAACAACATCTGTTGTTGATAAATTGCTAAGAGCAAAAGTTCCCGCCTTAGATACCTCAATTAACTTATACGAGGAATGGGCATTTAGAATTGGCGAATATGGTTCTGTAGACAGCACACAAAGTATTGATTTTTACTTAGAAGAAAATAAATTTAAAGAAAGTCCTGACTTAATAGAAATTATTAATGCTGACGAGCAATATAAGAATGAAAATATTACAGTTCGTCCAAGCGATCTCTACCAAAAGCCATTAGAACCATTACACTTTAATAAAAATATATTCTCTATAGAATCAGACACAATAGATGATAGATTAACCCTTCCAACAGCAGGGTATGTAAGAACTGACGATGCGAAGCATTCAGTTGTTAGCCTATCAGAGTGGGTTTCTTCTAACACTATTCTAATAGAAGAAACAATTAATATCGAAACGCAGTTAATTGGAAGAACAAGTTATACTACTAGTGGCTCCGTTACATTATATAATGGTGCCGTAGTAAGTTTTGATAGTACACAAATTATACCATCCAGTTATAGAGGTAAAAACTTCGTAGTAACTGGAGTAGGTGAATCTATAGCACTAACTGAGAAAAGCGTGTATCTTAATTCGTTAGCAATTGGTGATAAAGTTTGGGCCGCTAGTGCTGACATTTTCCCACCTCAGTTTAAAGAGGATTCAAAAGATTGGGCAGTATATAGAATTACTAACGCAGGGAATTCACCTATAAGTGTATCTAAAGATAACGACAATGAATTAACTGTTGCGTTTTTGTATCCCATTGGTACCATACTAGTGGGCGAATATATTATTTTAAGACGCTGGACCAGCACATCAAACAGTGGAGTAGATTTTAGTGGAATTTACAAAGTAAAAGAAAACTTATCCTCCAACGGACTTTATGTACTGAAATTACACGCAACAACGTCACTGGAACCATACGCAAGTTTGGGTGATTCACAAGCACCTACCACAACACGCGGTGAGGTGTTAACGTTATCCAATGCTCGATACGATAGTTCAGACAGTTTATACGGAGCAGATGAACCTAGGTACGGTTGGCAAGACGGTGATTTAGCATGGGTTGACGACTACGCTGATACAGGAAAATGGGCAGTATTAGAGAAAAAGAATCCTTATACGCTAAGAGAGCAAATATATCCTAACAGTAAAGCAACTAATACTGGATTTGGGCAGGCAGTTTCCACTAACAAAGACACTTCCACATTATTAGTAGGTTCAGTATACGATGGTTCCTCTGCAGGTAATATTGAACAATGGACCAGAGACATTAAAACAGTATTTGATGTTAATAGTATTTTTGTAAGTGGCGATGGTTCACTGACATCAGGTTACTTAACCGACTCCGGATACTTGTTAACGGTCAATACTGACGGGTTACCACAACCATCAAAATTTGGTACATTTCCAAATGATAGTAACTCTAATAGAGTTACACCCAAAGTTTTTGAACACACTATAAACATTCGCGTTGGAACAAATACTACAACTACTACTCCGAGAGAAATTGGTAGCGACAATATTGGTATTACAGCAACTGGTGTTACTATTAAAAGTCCTATAGTTGAAGGAGACTTAACTAACGACTCTGGTAGTGCCAACGGAAAAGCACCTTTAAATTGGCAATGGAACGCTGTAGTAAACAGAAGCAAATTAGGACTTGATAGCGGTGATGGACAACCGTTGGATGACGATCATTATAATTATTATAGTGGTAAGTTTTTAAGCCAATGGAATGACAGCGTCTACGTAGAAAATAGTTATTATAATGATACTAATTACAGTGGCGATCATTGGAGACACTCAGATGGACACTCTAAAATAATTGGTTATGCTTATGACGGTTATCCAATTTATGGACCTTTCGGATATCAAACTCCGACCAACTCTGCTACAACTCCAGTGAGAATGACTTCATCATACTTGATACATGACGCTCCTCTTGCTGATAGAGAATATAATTATACCCAATATCCTAAAGGATCCTTTATACAAGATTATTATTATTCAGATGGATCAGGAACGTTGGACAAACACAATGGACGTTATTGTGTAACTCCTGATTATCCAGACGGCACATACGCATACTTTTTAACAATTAAGGTAGATGGTTCTGTAGTTTATCCTTACGTGGTAGGACCAACAATGAAGGAATATCCTGTATTAGAAGCAGATACTGTTCCTAAAGATCCAGGAGGTAGTAATACACAGACGGTTGCCTTAGTGCCAGCAGACTTTGCTTTCGACAGTAATATAATTGACGGCAGTCAACTTCGCAACAGCGGACTTCTTGGATGGCGCTTTGATAATACTAAAGAACATGATTACGTTGTAACAACAGCACCAGGAAGTAATAGTAACGAAGGCTATGTTATTGTTTTAAAACAAAAAGATGATAAAACATACGAAGCATTTGATATACTTCGATCACCAGCGCCGGCAGTAAATGGATATTTTGGTTATGATGTTGCTCTTAGTAACAACGGAAACTATATGATTATTGGCGAGCCAGGAGAGTTAAAGGCACACATTTATGGACTAACAAATAGTGTTACGACAACGAATAGTGAGTTCTTTAACGGAACAGGCGCAACTTCAACGTTTGCGACAACAATATCATACAGTGACAATAGAGAAGTTACAGTGTATGTTGATGGACAAATTAAAATTGAAGGATTAGATTATACATTAGGAGCAGGAACAATTACATTTGTTACCTTCCC